GAGCGACCACTACGACACCGCCTACACTTTTGTGGCCATCCACTCAGCGGAATACCTTTATCCGGATCGGTTGGCTTTTCTCACTCGCATAATCAACTACCTGGTAACAGAACACGATCTGTCCCGTGACACAGCCTGGGAGCTGAGCTTCCAGGCCATTGCTGAACATGAAGCAAAAGGGCGCAAAGAATACATCTGCCAGATGCGCACCACGCCTCACTGCGTATTTGTCCATATGCCAGAGGGTGGCTGGCGCTGTGTCAGCGCCCGGGATCTGGTGGAACTGGTAGAGAGCATCGAGCCAACCACCAGCAGTGAACAGGCTGCCTAGCCGCCCACGCCTCCGGCGAGTCCACCCCGGAGCCAGAGCGGTGATAGATCACCCTTGCTGCATTTGCGGCAATCCCGTAGCCCCATTCGGCTACGGGGTAAACCTAAGAAAAAGCGAACCCGGCAAGTGGTATTGCCGAGACTGTAAACCGGCATAGGACAACATGGTGAAAGCAGCATGAATCCCTCCATCCTCCACGACCTAACCTGTTACCTGATTGCTGATTACCAGTTCAAGGAGAAGGGTCAGTGGCTCCAGCAAGGTGTCTGCCCAAGTTGTGGTAAAAAAGAACTCTTCACCAAAGCTGAAAGCCCCTGGGTCATCCGTTGCGGACGTGAAAACCATTGCGCCTGGGAGGGCCATGCAAAAGAGTTATATCCCGACCTATTTGAAGGCTTCAACAAACGCTATAAGCCCACCCAAAAAAAACCCAACGCCACAGCCGATGCCTATATGCAGTACGCCCGTGGGTTCGATCTCAAGCTGATTAAGGGCTGGTATGAACAGGGCAAGTTCTGGCATCCGGATGGAGACAAAGGAACAGCAACGGTTCGGTTCTGGTTGGACGAAGCCAAAACCATCCATATGGAACGCCTCATCGAGGAGGTGACTCTCACTGATTCGGAGACTGGAGAGAAGAAGAAACGCAAGGCCCACTTCAAGGGCAGCCACTCCGGCCTCTGGTGGCAACCCCCAGGGATGAAGATCAACGAGGATGAAACGGTCTGGTTGACCGAGGGTTGCCTTGATGCCATTGCGCTACGGCTCAACGGTGTCAAGGCAGTGGCCACCCTCAGTTGTTCCGGTTACCCGGAGAAATCTTTAGGGCCCTACAAGGGGCAGGGGATCACCTGGGTCTGGGCTTTGGACAGTGACAAGGCCGGTCGTGAGGCCATCAAGAAACACGTTAAGAAGATGCGGGGCGCTGGGTTCAATGTCGGCGCGGCGCAGATCCATGGCAAGGGCAAAGGGAAGATCGACTGGAACGACCTGCACCAACAAGGGCGGTTAACCAACAAGAATCTGGAGGAATATCTCTACCGGGGTTCCCTGCTCATAGCCCGTTTGGCCACGGAGAAGGCTCTGCTTATGTACAACCACACGGAGCGAAAAGAGTTTCCTTTCGAGCACGATAACCGCACCTATTGGTTCAAAGTCGACGTGGATAAATTCCACAAGTCGATCGAGAACATCAAGGATGCTGATAACGGCATGACGGAAGAGCAGATCAGTGAACAGGCACTGAAGGAGTGCGGTTCCATAGCAGAGATAGCCAACTGTTACCCTCGCTTTCTCTACTACCAATCCAACATCATCACCGATGAAAGTTGGTACTACTGCCGGGTAACATTCCCTCATGCTGGCCAACCGGTAAAAAACACATTCACCGGCGGCCAATTGAGTGGCGCTGCAGAATTTGGAAAGCGCCTACTTTCCATTGCACCCGGTGCAGTCTGGACAGGTGCCACTTCGCAGTTGGACAGAATCAAGCGAGACCAGCTCTACAACATCAAAACAGTCCAAACCCTGGATTTTATAGGCTACAGCAAAGAGTACGGTTGCTACGTCTATAACGATATTGCCATAAAAAACGGCCAGCGCTACAACCTGAATGATGAGGACTTTTTTGACGCTGGCAAATTATCCATCAAGAGCCTAAACCAATCTGTTCATCTAAACATCAACAGCAACCCTGATCTGCACACCACCGAATGGGTAGCGCAGATATTTAAATGTTTCGGCCCAGGCGGCCTGGTGGCCCTGGTATTTTGGTTCGGCTCTCTGTTTGCTGATCAGATTAGAGGCATCCACAAAAGTTTCCCGTTTATCGAGATCATTGGTGAACCGGGGTCTGGCAAAACCACCCTGATTGAATTCCTATGGAAACTGGTAGGTCGTCGTGACTACGAAGGCTTCGACCCCAGCAAATCCACCTTGGCCGCCAGAGCCAGAAACTTTGCCCAGGTCAGCAACTTACCCGTGGTGCTGATTGAGGCGGATAGGGATGAAGATGCTGCAAAATCCAGGCGCTTCGACTGGGATGAACTCAAGACCGCCTACAATGGGCGCAGTGTTCGCAGCCGAGGCATGAAAAACAGTGGCAATGAAACCTACGAGCCACCTTTCAGAGGCACCATCTGTATCAGCCAAAATGCTGAGGTCAACGCATCCGAGGCCGTTCTGCAACGTATCATCCACCTAAAATTCACCAAAGCAGGGCACACACCGGAAACCAAGCGAATAGCTGAGCACCTGGAGCGCATCCCTATGGAACAGGTCTCCGGATTTATCCTCAGCGCCATCACCAAAGAGAAGCAGGTGATGGAGACGGTGAAAACCAAAACCTCAGACTTTGAGACTATGCTGCTAGGTGTCCCTGAGATAAAGAGTGTACGAATAGCCAAAAACCACGCTCAGCTGATCGCACTACTTTACGCTCTGGACAAAGTAATCAAACTACCAAATGGCGCTCTACAGAAAACTGAAGATTGCCTGGTAGATATTGCCATTGAGCGCCAATGTGCCATCAATGCCGACCACCCCATAGTCCAGGAATTCTGGGAGGTATTTAATTACCTCAATGGCGAACCAGGAAACCCACAACTCAACCATGCCAAAAGCCCAGACCTGATTGCTATAAACCTAAACCACTTCATCCAGGTTTCATCTGAGAGAAAACAACAGATCCCACCTATCCTGGATTTGAAACGCCATCTAAAAACCAGCCGCGCAAGAAAATACAGTGGTCAAAAAGCCGTGGGGTCAAACATCTGGTTGGATGAAAAAGGCGGCAGCAAAACCGTTAAGTGCTGGGTATTTCAGAGAGAGGGAAAAGCATGAGTATCACCCTTCGAACACACAGCAAGCAACCTGGATATCAGGTTACGGTAGAGATCAATCGGCGCCGGATAAACCGCTTCTTTGGAACAGGGCGCTACCTCACTTTGGAACATGCCCTTAAACGGGCTGAGCGTTATCAGCGGGCACTCCATTACATCGCTAAAAAAGCGCGGATGCAGCGCCGTAAAACACCAGGTGAACCGGGGATCTATCGGTACCTGAGAGCCGATTATAAAAATGGCAAGACCTACACCTACGACACCATACAAGCTGTCTGGAGAGAGCAAGGCAAATTATGGAGTACTTCGTTCTCTGTAGACAAACACGGAGAAGAAGGAGCCATGGAGTTGGCTAGGCAGGCGATAGGGGTTGATGAAACCCTGATTATTGAAGCTTAACCAAGTGGAGAACAAGTTATGAATGAAACCGTCCCGGCACCAAAAGTAGTTAATATAATCAACTTCCACGGACTCACTTTGTGGGTCATATCGTATGAGGATATTGAATATATCTGTGCGAAACCACTGGCAGACCTTGCGGGAATTGACTGGCGGAGTGCAAAAAAGACTCTTTTTGATGAAGATAATGCAGTTTTATATGGATCAAAGTGGCTAAAACACCCAGTTTTTGCGTCCCAAGGGGGTGCTAGCACCCCCAGGGATGAGGGTTTATACGTCCGCCTTGACCGTTCACGTATGTACCTTGCCCGCATAAAAACAAACCAGATGAAGGCACAAGGCAAAGTTGAAGCGGCTGAGGCACTGTTAAATCTACAAATCGAATGGGCCGAAGCACTTCACGACTATGAAACCCAGGGCATTGCAGTAAAAAGCAGTAAAATCGAAGCTCGCCGCAAGGAAGAAATTAGTTTGACCTCCCTGCTAAAACACCGCAAAGAAGCTGTAAAACATGGTGAGCAAGAAGCCTTGTCAGCAATGATTAACGACAAGCTGGCAGACCTGGGATATCCCCCGGATGCATTTAAAGACCCGCAGGGGCGTTTGGAGGGAGTGTGACTGGCTGCTTTATGTTTAACGCTGTCGGTATTACCGACAGCGTCTTACTCTCAACCGAGATAAAACTATGAGAACAACGACTTTAAGACAGGAACAACGGTAGTAATAATGACGAGAGCAATCATCCATTTAATAAGCGTTAACTCTCCGCGCAAGGAGAGTTCCAGCTGTTTAAGGTCATTTTTTGTGGCTAAATTCTCAATATTGGCCTCGCTAACCTGCTTCTGCACGCGTGCTAATGCCTCTGCCTGCTCCTCTGTAAAGCCGGAAGACTCTAGCTGCTTAATAAAATCATGGGTATCAAAAGTAATAGCATTCATGCTCCGCAGTATAGCACAGCCATTAACGTGGTTCGAAACCCTGGATTCTAGAAATATTCCCGTAACCCGTAATGCTTGACACCACCCACCAGCAAGCCTATTCTCTAAGCGTCACTGCAAAACCAGTGACCGGGATTAGCACCCTGCAAACACGGCGCATAAGCGCCACGTCCGATGGCGTTTTTTATTGCCTGCGATTTATGGTGGGCTGTATAGGCACCCTCGGGTGGCCGCTCTCCGTGTGCGGTAGTGCTAACCTGTACGGCCTGCCACCCTATGACCGATTAGCACCGGTTGGTGGCAGCTCTTCTACCTTACACGGAGACTGTCATGTCTAAATCCACCAAAGTTACCCCCTTCACCTGGGGAGATATTGAACTTACCCAAACCGTAATGATCGACGGCATACCTCATGTTACCCGCAGAGCTATCGGCGAATGGCTGGAATATGATGATCCAGTGCGCTCCGTCAGTAAACTCATCGAGCGTAACCAACACGTTGATCACTATTCAGTAGTGGTCAATCTGACCACTACTGACAACAAAAAATACGATACCAACGCCTACCACCCCATTGGTTTTCTACTCATCGTGATGGAATCCGGGCAACCCAGGGCGCAGTCCATGAAAGTAGCTGTGGGCGAGTTCGTCTGGAACTTTGCCGGACCCAAAGGGCTGGATGATAGAACCTGGCTAGCTTGGTTTGATCGGCGCATGAAAATAATGGAGAAGATGGAGCGCTCCAACAATCCATTCATCCTTAAAGCGATGGGGGAGGATCTAAACTACATTAGCCAGCGCCTCAATCTCCCTGTTCCTGCCTTTGTGCTCTTGGGTAAAGACGAAAGCCAACTATCGTTAGAGGGGATGTGACATGGCCAGAAAAATCAATCATATTCAAATCGAGAATATCCAGCGAGAACTAAGCCGTGAGCTAACCCAGGCGCTAATGGGATTTGCTGCATTAGAGGCAATTTATTCCGCTGCCGAAATTGGTATGGATCAGCATCTGGTAGCTGAGGCACTGGAGTTTGTAACAGAGCGCCTCTACCCCCACGTCCGAAATGCCCTGGATCACAACGACAACATCGGTGCGGCAATGCAAAGTGAACCAAAAGTAGAGGCCGCTTAATTACAAAGGGGCCGCAAGGCCCCTTTCTTTCAGTTAAAGTACCCATATGCCAAACGGTATCGAAATTCACGGAAAAACCCTACGGGTCTATTTCACCCACGAAGGTAACAAGTGTCGGGAACCCCTAAATCTAGCGCCAACCCCAGAAAATGTTGCCTATGCTGAACGCATGGTGGCTCAGGTTCGCCACGAAATTCGTGCTGGCACATTTAACTATTCTCGCTATTTCCCTGATTCAAAGCGCCTCAAGGAAAACACCCTTGACCATTACATCGATATCTGGCTCGATATCAAAAAACAGCGCACTGCTGACAGTACCTATAAAGGCTATGCCGGTATCGTTGAACGCTACATTCGCCCCAAGTTCGGCATACGCCAAGCCAACCAAGTCGACTACATCAATATAGAGGAGTGGATAAGCAACGAGCTGGCACCTCTGGCCTCTAAAACAATCAAGGAGACCATTGCTCTGCTCAGTCAGGTCTACATCCTTTACCAGAAGCGCAACCCCGGAGCACACAACCCCACCACAGGTATCTCTGTCCGTCTCCCAGACATGCCGGATCCGGATGTCTGGACCAGAAAAGAGATCGATACGATCCTCTCCACGCCACCACACAACGGCCACCAACAGGAACTGAACCTAATCACATTCATGTTCTGGGCTGGCCCCAGAGTATCCGAGGCCATCGCTCTAGCCTGGGAAGACATCGACCTAGAGGCGGGCGTGGTCTACTTCAAACGAGCGCGAGTACGAGGTCCTTTTAAATCCACAAAAACACGACGATCCACCAGAGAAGTAGAGCTGTTACATCCGGCTCTGCAATCCATCAAAAACCAGCACCGACTAACCGCTCATTTACCTCCGGTCACCATCCAAGTAAAAGAGCGAGACAACCGCACAATCCGAACTGAGAAGGTCAGATTTGTTTTTCACAACTCCAACACCAACCAGGTACACAACAGCGATTCAACCCTACGGGACTCATTTTTTAAATCACAACTGGAGAAGGCAGGAGTTAGGTATCTAGGTCCAGGCCAATGTCGGCACACTTTTGCCAGTCAAATGCTAAGTGCCGAGATGCCTATCGACTGGGTAGCAAAACAGCTTGGTCACGGCAGCACAGCAATGCTTCACAAGCATTACTCAAAATGGATTAAAGCTGATGCCTACGACATAGTGGCCAGAGCCAACCAAAGGCTAAATTTCTAAGCAAGGAAACAGAAAAGAGGAGGTGAAATCCGATTTCCAGAGGGAAACTGTTCCCAATTTAGTCCCATACAAGTCCCTTTCAAGTATTGGACTTATTTAACACGCTGATTAATATATGAATAAGATGGCGGAGAGGCAGGGATTCGAACCCTGGGAGGGCTATAAACCCTCAACGGTTTTCAAGACCGTCGCATTCAACCGCTCTGCCACCTCT